CCATCGTTCTAGAATCGGCACTATTTTGCTTACCATCTGACCCTTTCCCCCTACCCAAAGCAGTGGTCCTCGGAGTTTACGCATTGGAGTTTCCTTCCGTTTCGTTCGGTGGCTCTTGGGCCAATAGCTCTTGTTCTACGGGGTTCGTTTCCGTCGGCGGGGTAGCTAGCGCGTCCCAGTCGATTCCGTCTTTCGCCGTAGCCTCGATCTGGTGACGCTCAGGGGCCAAGAGACCCTTATGTTTCATCGCTAGGTCAACCGCTCCTAGCTTCGGAGACAACCGCAGACGGGTGCGAACCTTTTTCTCACCCCGCTCTAGGTCGATGGTTACCACCTGGTCTAGCCCGTCGATAACCGCGCGCGCTCGCTCGCTCATCAACGGGACAGGAAGCACTGCTCCTTCGTCATCGACCATCTCACCTACGTCTCGGGTGACTAGGTAGTACAGCTGGGTTAGAATCTCCTCGTGAGTCAATTCCCGTTGGCGGTTATCCCGCCGTACTTGCTCTTGAATAGCAGCCTTAACGTGCGGGGTTTTCAGTAGTCGAGCGGCCGCATGCGATGGTCGCTTATACCCGGCGGCCTTAGCGGCTCTAGCCCCGTTGTAGTCAACTAGATACTCCGCTACAAAGACTAGCTGTCGGTCCGTGAGTTTATGGTCGAGTGATCTAGCCATCGTTAACCGTCCGTCCTAGTACGGGCGCTTGCTGACCCGCCCCGATCAGCGGGGCCAAGCCGGGGTGGTCGAGCATCGCACCTTGAATCCGGGGTATCGCATCGTTTTTCAGGTAGGTCTCCGAAAGGTCTATTCCCCAGCATCGCAGCCCTAGGCCCAACGCCACTACAACGGTCGTACCGCTACCCACGAACGGGTCCAACACTAGTTGAGGCTCTACTACCAGCTTATTATACGCCTTGGACAACGCCCGCCATCGTCTGCGCCATCGGTCCATCCCCCGAGAACCTAGCGGTAGGTTCCGGGGCGGGTCTTCGATCCGGGGAACCCCGTAGCAATCGCAGCCAGGTCTCCAGCCCACCGTAGTCGAAGGCCAATAGCCCCCGCCCGCCTGGTTCAATTCTCTGCCGTGTTGTTTGTAAGGGGAGTCGGGTTTTCGGCGCATAGGTTGTTGTTTCGTATAGGGCCGTCTAGACACAACCCTTTCCCAGCCACGGCCGCAAGTAGGGCAGGCCCCGTAGCGGCTCGTTCCCGCAGCTAGGCAGAGGCGTACTAGCTCTGGAGGGAACACAGCACAGTGGCTACCCGGGTGGTTCCCCGGCGCAATCGTCCAGACCGACCGGCGGTTTCGCCCCGCTCCTAGCTCGATGGTCCGGCGGGGCGCTCGATCCTTACGGGTACACATCCCGTATTGCCCCTCGGAGCGTAGTTTCCCGATGGAACCGCTACGGATGTCGGTGACGATTAGCCGACCATCTGCCGCTTGACGGCGGGTCGCTTCGCTGTACGACTCTTTGATCGCCTCGGCATCGTAGTAATACTGCGAACCGAGCGTTAGCAGAAAGACGTATTCGTGCGACTTAGTGCAACGGTTTTTGGCGGCCGACTCCGGCATCGGGCAGGGCTTCGCCCAAACGATGTCTTGCCGTAGGGTCCAGCCGTCGTTGTTCAACGCGAAGGCTACCCGCCACGGCAAGCCCATGACGCTCCCCTCGCCCCCCGAGTAGGTATCGCCTAGATTGAGCCAGACGGTTCCATCAGGGCGGAGCACCCGCTTGACTTCCCGAAACACCTCAACCAACCGGCAAACGTAGCATTCGCCGCATAGCCCATCCGTTTGCCGTAGTCGTTTTCCGTTCCGCTCGCAGTCGGCTATCGGCTCGCAGCCTAGCTCTAGCCTCTTATCGGTTCCCCGATAGTTTCGCAGAGACCAGTAGGGCGGGGAAGTCACTACGCT